ACTATAGTCATAACTACCTATTGAGTTAAATGAATAGGCATAGTTGCGTCTAGTGATACCATTAATATAAATAGTTAAATATGATTGATATGCTGCAAATAAAACAGAAGCATCTAATGATCCTGTAATACCAGCAATGTCAGTAGAACTTTTTAATGCATCTTCTTGAGCTTCCTTACTAATCAGTTTATAAAGAGCATTCTTTCTCACTTGAACAAAATGAGCTCTACCAGCTCCAAACATTACATTTTCAAGTTTGAGAATATCTCCTAAGAATGGTTGTCCAAAAGAAGTTTCTGGAGAGTTGAATACATGTCTATATTTAGAACCATCTGCATTAAATCCATCTAAGTTTTTAGGAACACAAATATCATATCCTACAGATCCCACCTTTGTAATAATATAATTTTTATCATCTTCTACCCATTCAGGAAAAGTTAATGACTTATATTGAGTGGATCCTGTCATCACCACTAAAGTTTTATTTGGAGGCTGAGTACAACAATCAGGTGATGGAGTGGGATCCTTAGTACAATAATCACAAATAGAAGGATAGGGTACAGGTCCACAAGGAGTTGCAGGAGCTGCATTTACAGTAGGAAAGTGTATATTAAAACTTGCAGAAGTAAAAGGTCCTACAGTGATGATATCATATATATCATATGTATGACACTCAAAGCATCCCTTACCATTAATAATTCTTGGAGAAGGAAAATCAAGACAACAGAAGTTTAAAATTTCTCCTACAGATGTAGCTTGTTTTGTAACAATTGTATTTGTATAACAATCTATATATTCAACTGTGAATATACCACCACTGAGTTCTGTAACAGTTACACTAAAGTTTCTACATATGGCATTACCACCATCTTTTGCATTTGCTGTATAAGCGTTATTCTGAGCTAGTAAGAATGGATCTATAGAAAGATCATTATAAGGATAGTTAGGGTAGTAGTATTCTGTGCCTTCTCTATCATACTTACCAACATTTCTAAGAATACCTTTAGCAACAATAGATCTATTTGTGTTTCTATTTCCTCTTACAATCTTAAAGCCTTCTATATTATCTTTTTCAGTTTGTGAAAGACCTGATGAACCAATCAATGCTGTTATTTGTGATAAGTTTACACTTGCACCAATAGGATATATAGCATCCTTTTGTATAGTCATTAGTCCTGGAGAGGAGAATATAGCTGACTCATAAATAGGACTTACAAGAGCATCTGGAAACTTATGATGTCTAATTGGTTGGTTTGATAAGTCTCCCCAAACTAATTCATTACATGGATAGGTTTCTGTTGATTCCCAATAAGCAAATTCACCATATTGGTAATCACCTTTATAGCTAGTTGAGTTATTATACTCTGGAGAAAATCCTGTTACAGTGGCACTATTATATATCTTCCACCAAGGACTAGTTCCTGTAAGAGGATCTGGTTCTCCTATAAAATCATTATTAGTAGGAGAAACAGGAGATAAATCATTAGCATTTGCACTTCTTCCTGGGATATGAAAGCCATCAGTTTGTTTACCATTTTTTAATAAGAATACAATTTCAAATGCATACACCTCATCACGCATGTACCCACGAAGGTTAGTTGCGTTAAGTCCATCAGCATAAGTTTCTGTGTTAGGAATTCTATATGATTGCCATTGAAGAGTTATTTGATTTGCTATTCTTTGGTAATTAACTTTATCTATAGATGTTAATTGATCCCATACAAGAATATCTCTCACCATTGTAACATCTTGAGCTATTTCATAATATGGAAACTTCTCAAAGATATCTTGAAGAGTTAGTCTTATTTGTTCTTGATTTTGTCCAGTGTAAGTTATTATTGTTGAAACTTCATCAATAAAATATGTACCAATTAATTCTACAGATGTAATTGCGTTAATGGTTTTTATAACAGCTAAGTTATAATATTGCCATTGTCCTGTTACATCTAGATTAGATATAGTGAGGTCAATAGATCTACCAACTGGATAATTAAAATTAGGAGTGGTGAGTTGTGGATCAGAAATAGGTGTGGGATTGGTTACTGAATAATAAGAAGAATAACCAAATCCTATAGCATCTGAATATTGAATAGCAAATTGATATGTACCAGCAATTAACTCACCACCAGTATTGATGTCAGTCACCTCTAACTGAGGAATAGAAAAATTAGGTTGAAGTAATAATTGATTACAATCAAGTTCTTCAGTAAATTGTGGATCACATAAATCTGAAAAATAAGTTTGAATGTAAGGGATCTTATCTATATCTAGATATCTTCTAGGATTTAATCCATCAGTCCAATAAATTTCTGTAGTACAATTTGTTATCTTATGTACTGATTTATGAATAGGATTGTCAATGTTAAAGTTTAAACATTTAGCATTAACAAGAGTGTGATATATACAATCATTGTTATCCATATATCCTATCTCAGAATCTTCTGTTTCAGGATTTACAATAAAGAATATATGTTTATTTTTTTCAAATATAGAATGAGTACCAATCAGTTGATATCCTTCAGGAAAATTAAAACAAAGTTCATTCCCTGGCTCATTCTGATAATTGACAGAATTTGCATCAAAGTTTTCTACAGCAGCATTTAAAGCATACGTAAGAATGCCTTTACTAATCTGATTAATAGATTGATCTAAATTTAATCCAACAGTGGCACTGTTATATTCTTGATTAACAGCACTACTATCAGGACTAACTAAATTCTTTATTTTGCTAACTATATTATTGTTATCTTCTGCCATGGTTAATTTTAGTTATTTCTTCTTCCAAATCTATTAGTTCTATTAGGAAGTTCATACATATTAAACCTATTCAGATCATTTTTAATTCTTCTCTGTTTAGTCCAAGCATCTTGTTTCTTTATTTCAATATCAGCCATGATGAATGCCTCATCACAAAGTTGTTTATAATAAAGCATCTTTTGCTGTATCTGATTAAATGTTTCATCATTGATTTGATTAGATAAAGTTTCAAAAACTTTATATTTAAGAAATGCCTCAACAAATTCTCTAATACGATAGTTATCAGGAATCATTTGATTACCTCCACCATCATATTCTATAGCATACATAATTAAATGTACAATACCACTTCTAAAATTAGTTACAAACTTATTATCTCTAACATCAAATGAATCATAACTAGAAGATCCTGGAGTAAAGTTTCTATTATTAGTAGATGTATTTTCTGTATATGACCAAGCATTTGTATACTCTAAACTACAATTTTGTCTTGCAGAAATATTACCTGGTTTTAATAAATATTGTTTTTGATAAGATCTTGGAGTAGAACTAGTAGTCTTGTAAACAGCTTGAATAAGTTCAGGCATACAAGTGCCATCACACTCAGGATTACGACACGATGGATTGTTACAAGGCTCACCTCCTATAGTTAGAGGAGCCACTTGGATAGTGGCAAGTGAAGCAGCTTGAGAATAAAATGAACTAGCATCTTGATATGGTGTCATAGCAATTTCAGCACACATCCAAGCTTCTCTAACAGCAAAGAAGTTGTCAGGAAGTCTAGCTTCAAAGTCTCGTATTTCTAAAGCTTGCTCACTTATAACATAAGTGGCTCTTCCTAGTTTTCTAAGACACTTATCAAGATAGGTGGGAAACATTAAGTCATCCACAGCACCTGTATCAAAGTAGCTTTTTAATTCTTCCTTTACAGTTGAGTAAACAGGTTCAGGAGAAACAAAATTATATTTATAATAGTAACTCATAATATTAAATTATTTTTTCCACTCTTGATATAGATATTGATATTTATCCTCAATTTTAAGGAAATGTGATAATAGTCTTGATGTAGCTCTTGAAGGTTTAAAGTACCATAGTTCTAGATGTTTGAATCTAGCTGTATCTTTAAACCACATCCATCCAAAGAAGTAGCCTTCTGTATGGTAGTTGAAGTTATAAATTACTTTACCCTTCTCTTTAGTTTTTTGCCAATCTATAGGAAGATTTACAAACTCTTTGCCATTTATTCCTTTTGTTTTTCTTCTCTTCTTTTTGTTGATTGAGAACTCTCCAAAACCAAAAGGAAGTTTTGCTCTTTCACCAGTTTCTAGAATGTATTCTTTATAGGATTCATTAAAAGCATACACTATAATTTTCCATTCATCGAATGATATCTTTATAGAATTATGTTTCTTACAGAAGTTGTTATAATTATCTTTACTAGAACTTCTCCAATCAACTTTGGTACGCATTTTTATTATCTAGTTGGTGGTACATTAGGAGCCTGACCATCTAGATTATCTGCTGAAACATCAGTTTTTAATTGGAAGAAGGTAGATAGAAGCTTTTGTGATGTTAAATCTAACACTTGCTTCTCTAAATACCCTGGAAGAGAGAATGGTTTATCTAATGGATTCATACACCAATCTTCATTAGTTGGTCCACAACCCCCACATCCAGATTCAGGATACATCACTTCATTAGGCACTTCTTGTTCAAAACAAGCAGAAAGTCTAACTGCTTGGAGCATTGGATTATTTACATATAGATAATCATTTAATATCCAATAGTATTCTTCATTCTTTATAATTGGAAGCTTTATTAGATTTGTATATCTATTGATAGTTATCTCTTTAAATTTAGTTCCTGTGCCTCCCATAGCATTAATGGAATACACTCCTTGAATAAGATATTGATAGTTTCCTTCAGATATACGAGGAATTTTGTATCTAGTTCTAGCAACGTTGCAAGGATCTTGATAATCACAACATTCAGAAATAGGAACCTCAATCATCTCAAGACATGGAATAGTAGTGAATAGAGTGCTGGTGGCCCAAAGTTTTCTAAGGTTAGTCTCTCTCTTAATCAATAAGATGCTATTATTACGTATCTCGCTAGCTATGGCTCTATCTGTAATCAAACTATCTGTTGATAGGATTTTATGCATAGAACGTATGTCTGAAACTAACTTTCTTAATGTTGCCATTATTTACAATCTAAATTCGAATTCACTTATTTTACCTAAATCTTTATCATAAACTAAAGCAAGAGCTGCTCTAATACTATGAACAAAATTATTATCTAAATGCCATCTATCTGTTCCAGATAAACTAGGCATCTGTTGTATTCTCACTCCTTTAATTTCTTTAGCCATGTAGTGATGCTTATCTCCTGTATGCACTTCTCTGTAAGTAGCATTACCAAATGATTGACTATATTCAGGATGTGTTGCAAACAATAAAGGAAGATCTTCTATCTTACAGTTACCATGATGATAACCAATAAAAGTGTTACCTAATACAACAGCTTTCACTACACTATGTTCTCTATCAAAATAAATATTAGTATCTCTATCAAAATAAACTTGTAATGCATGTGCTAAATAATATGATTTAGTCTTATCATGATTACCTTGTACTAATACAACAATCACTTTATTACAAACTTTTTTTATCATAGTGATAGTCTCTACAAGTAGAGAGAATCCTACTTCATACTCATTAGCATAATCAATAATAGTATCTTGTGGTGTACCATTAGTTGTTTGATTTTGATAATTATCTGTATGAAAAAAATCATTTGATATTGGGAATATAATTGTATCAATATCATAAACTGCTTTTACATCATATACTAATGATGTAGCTGCTTTAAAATATCTGTCACATCTTCTAGTAATAGAATTATCTCCATCTACATGACTTTTAGCTAAATGAAAATCAGATATGGATATTTCAACATCAACTGTTCTATTAGTAAAATTAAGTTCAGGTTGTTTTTGTTCCTTATAGTTAGATTTATATTTTTCTAAAAACTTTGCAAAATCTTCAGCAGTGTAATCGTTTGGTTTTTTAAGTTTGGAAAATACTGAAGATGTAAATTTTCCATTGGGAAGTAGTTTAGACCAGTAGTTTGTAATGATATATTTATCTAAATTAATCTTATGTAATCTAGCTAACTCAATATCATTTTTAGGTTCATAGCTTAGTATTAATACACTTTCTATTGTTCCTGTTTCATTATTTACTTTACGACTTGATTCAGTGTTTTGATTACTTATATTATTGTTTTTCAATTGATTAAGTAACTCATTCACTTCATATTCACTAATGTTAAGTCTTTTAGCATAAAAACTTTTACTTTCTTTTTGTTTCAGTAATTTTTTCAGCTGATATAGAAGATCTTGATTTTCAGACATATGTAATCAAATTTAGATAAAATTTTAGTAAAGATACTAAATAGTTTTTTAAAATACCAAATAATTTAAACCAACTACGTTATTGTCTATAATCAATTTAGTTATAAATAAAAAAACTCCTGAGAAATTAATCTCAGGAGAATCCTGTAAAACCAACAAAACAGGATTTTTGTATCTTATTATATAAAATCAGTTTGTCTTGATATTACTAAATGATATATTTATCCAGCACCACAAGTACTGCAATCACCTTCACTACTACAAGGAGGGGTTTCAGGAACACCAGGGCAATAAGTCACTGTAATTCCTGCAGGAGGTGGAGCTTCAACTGAACCTGTTACTACACATTCTGTTACTACACTATTTGCTGGTACAAGTTGAGATAATTCACTTTCACCACAAGGTGTAATTAGTATATTTAAATCACCTTCTGTTGTATTTTCTAATCTAACACACTCACATGGATATGTAGTGGTGGTGGTTGTTGTTGTGCTAGTAGATGTACTAGTGGTGGTAGTGGTGGCACCAATGATTAAATCAATGTAATTGGTACATACAGAATCAGATTTCACTCTTATCAATACAGCTCCATCTGGAACTAAAGAAGAAGTGTAGCCTGCTATTAAAGAAGCTTTAGGCACATTGGTTTCAAAAGGAACTACAAACCCATCTACATCTGAATACAAATCAAATGGTCCTGTATCAGAACCTGCTATTGTTAATGTTATTAATACTGTCATATCTTATTGGTTTATAAACTTGTTGTAGTAGTGGTGGTTGTTGCAGGACATGTATTTACCAATTGGCAAAAGTATGCCTGAAGAAGAGGAGTGTTTTCAATTGTAGATATAATGTGTGATATAAATTCATCAGAACACATTCTATTATCTATCTTCTGTAAAGCCACCTCTAGATTATCTTTTGATTGAATTCCTGTACAAGGTAAATTTGGACCATTGTATATAATTTGAAAACTAGATATACAAGGATCATTACATGCAAATGGAAATGCAATTCTATAAGCTTCACTGTAACAAGGCATTCCTGGTAAACAAGACATAGTATGAAATTAAGGAATGTATATAATATAATTAGTTGCCCATGCTGGCTGAAAATTTGGATGTGATAAACCACCTCCTGCATTTTGTATAGATACAGAAACAGTGTCTTGTGCAGAACTACTTTTACCTAAAGTCACTGCTACAGTAGATGACATTATCTCATAGTTTAAATCTTGAGTAGTAATAGCTCTAGCTCTTGCAACATTATCTGTAGCATTCACTTGTTGTCCAGGAGTTGCATTTACAGCATTAGAATATAAAAAATGCGTATGAGGAGTGACTGTTACAGTGTTTGTATGTGT